CTTAGGATTTGATTGCGGAGAGTACCAGACAGCTCACCAACTGTTATACCAAAACGCTGCTCTAGCAAGTCAGTGTTCTGTATACGACCAAGGCCAGTGGATACGTTCTCGCTAATACCACGAATAATATCTACAATCGTTGACATCTTACGAACACCATCAATATACTCTTTACCGTATATTTCAGACAACGCCTTCGCATTCTCATCTATGAAGCGGATAGCTGATTTGTTTGACGCCAACGCCAACTCTTTAAAACCTTGCTCAATACCCTTCATCGCCATCTCTTTCTCACGCTTAGGTAGGCGATCAATTTGAGACATATAACGCTCACGCTTTCCAGGGCTGTCTAGCATCTGACGTACGGCTGCATTCAGGTTGACATCAAAGACAGCTTTAAAGAAGCCATCTGTCACGTCTTTCATCTCTTGAGCAAAACGCTCTTTATGCTTACGCCCAGCCTCTTCGATGGTCTTGAGATTAGTGTTTACGGCATTAAACTCTTTCTCCATACCAGCTGCTTTTATTAGCTCGATGTTGTTTGGTTTGTTTAAGAAGACACGTAGTTTGTTTCTATCGACAACACCGTCAGTAAAAATCTCTTTACGTGCTTTAAGACGCATAGCATGACGAACAATCGGCAACCCTTCAGCAGCGCCAACAAAGTTAATAAACTCTCTAGCTTGCTGAGCACTACCAACAAGTCGATCAGCTGTAGACGCTTCAAACTGAGCGCGGTTGATAGACGCCATGCCAGCTGCTTTAGTTGGTACGCTGATGTTGTTGTAATACGCTTCGTCGGCAGCCCTATACTGCTCTACAAACCCTTCGTCTACAGTGCGCATTGCTTCTACAGCATCTTCTACAATCTTCTTCATACCACGTATGCGAGTGTACTGAATAGAGTCGCGTGGCGTACGGCGTAGCTTATCATTAACAGCACGTTTCAACGAATCCAACTCTTTCACTGGGACAGAATCAAAACTCTCTTGCTTACCTTTTCTAAACGGTACACCAGCGGCTGTGACTAATGACGGAGTTGTGTCTTCTTTAGGTGCCCACAGTGTTTGCAACTTCTTAGCTACAGCGGGTTCGTCTACGAAAACATCTTCAGGCCGTAGTAAACGTGTCTGCTCATACACCTGCTTAACTATATCAGCTGGTACAGCCGTTCCACGCGCAGTAGCCTCTCTGATCGCCACGGTGTAAAGGTTGCTAACGGCTTTACGCGCTGTCTCTTCGGTGGCTTTAGCTAAGTTTTCGATAGCACGTCCTTGGGCGGCAGCGTCTGTGTCATCAAACTTAACTGACAGCTTAACCCGCTTCTCTTCCAACGCCTCTAGCTGTTTATAATACTTCTCTTCAATAGCTTCTTTACGTCGCTGTGAGTAGCGGTTGATTGTACTACGTACAGCAGCCGTATCAGCCTCTTCTAACTTGACACCCGACTTAGCCAGACCCTCTTCCAACTGCTTCAACATGTTTGCTGTTTCAGCTTCCACTTTAGCACGGAATGTTGGATCTGCTGACGAGATGTTCTTAATCATCTCACCCACAATTGGATTGTCTTTAGCTAACGCAATAGGTGGCAGTTTGACACCAGTGTCCGCTTCGATGTCACGCATAGCCTGAAGCTGTACGTCAATATTCCCACTCTGCTTAATACTTTCAATCTTAGCGTCTAAGTTAGTTTTGGCGACAAGTTCTGGAAGAATAGCTGAACCGCTTTTAACGTCTCCGTATAAGTTACCAGCGGCTTTCAACGGAGCTGTACTAATCATACTTCCAGGGACACTAGCAAAACCACTAGTGACAGAACTAATAATATCTTCAACCCACAAAGGCGTACCATCTGGCAACACCTGTCGTGTAACTTCACCCGTTATAACGCCAGCAGCTGTCGGCGGTACAGCCAACGCTAAATTACCAAGCGCAGAAAACCCTGTTTTAGCTGCAAGACCAGCTGAACGCAGTGGACCCGCAATAGACGTTGGATCAGACAAACCACGTACAATAGAAGTTGCTAAGTCTTGCTCAGCCTCTGGCGGAACACCAGCCATCTCACGTACACGCTGTTCTTCTAAGGCTCTAACTTCAGCGTACGTCAATCCTTCACCCTGACTCTTAGCATACATTGTCTTGATATCTTCAGGGCTGTAGATAAAAACGTCCGGTATAAAGCGAGCAGCAAAATCTGTAAGACCGAGTTTAGCCGCTTCACCAAACGTCATATCACGCGGTATTATCTCAGGTGCAACGTTGTTTGCATTAGCATCTTCAGCACGTACAGCATCTTCATACTGACGGCTTGCTTGGTCTGCCATACTACGTTGAACAACAGCAGCCAACACTTGAGCGTCAGACGTACCTTCAGGGACTTCTAGCGTGTACGTCTTACCACCATATTCAACTCTTCTAACTTGAGGCTCAGCCATTCAAATCACCTTAATCTAAGAACTTTATTCCGCCAGGCGTGTTAATCTTTAACAACGCAGTGCCAGCGGCTGCGTCTTCTTTGTTACCAGATTGTAGTAGTTGTATTGCTGTTTGATTTATTTCGTTAGAATAATACTGTGTTAACTTATCAGCAATGTTTATATAGTCTTGTTTAGTTGCATCGCTAAACTCACCACTAACAAACATATTCAAACTATCACGAACACGCTGATCAATAGACGCACTGCGAGCAAACTGACGCATTGCTTCTAGTGACTTAGCATCAGAGCGTTGTATGTCGCTAATGCTACGTCTTGCTAATTCAGCCGAACCAGCCGCTCCAGGGAGCATCAACAACTCTTTAGCTTGCCCTAACGACAGCTGACGTTGTTTTATATCTTTATAGTTTGGATTGACAGCAGAGGCTATTTCTACGACATCAGCAGCGTTTAGGTCCACTTCGTTAGCAAGCATCTGTTCACGCATCTGCCCCAACTGCGCCGCAACACCAACGTCATTATTCATAAGCGCTGTCTGCTGCGCCTCTGCTAACGACTCTGCTGAAGCAAACGCATCTGGAGTTAAGTAGTTTACGTCTTGTGGCTTGCTCTGCCCTTTAATGTAGGTGAGTGCGCTGTTGATTGCTGTCTCTGACGGAGCAGCACCAGACACATTCTCTAAATAGCTTTGAGCAACAGTGTCTCCAGACGCGGCTAATGATTGTAGCTGATTGACTAACGTTGGAGGAGCAACACGGGCGTCTTCTGAGATAGCAGCTTTACGGCGCTCATCTAACTTAGCAACATCAACACCCGAACCAACTAACAAGTTTTCTAAACCGTCAGCACGTTTAGTGTCGCCAGCTTTCAACGCCTTCTCGTACGCCAACAACGCTTTATTAATTTCAACATCACGTCTTGACTGCTTAACACCCTCTACGTTTTTAACTAAGTCAGCGTCAGACATCAAACCAACATCACGCTGCTTAATCAACTGTCGGCCAACATCACCAAGACCAGCCGCTTCACGGAGGGCGTAAGCCTTCTGTGTCGCCTCTTGACCAAACTGTTCTAGTGACGCCATCTGCTCTGCTTCTTTCAACTTAGCCAATTCAATCTCAGCAGCTGTACGTGGATCACCACCAAACAAGCTAACGACGTTACGCGCTAACAAATCCTGCGGAGCCATCTGCACGGGCGTCAACAACCCTTGACGCAACTGCTGTGCTGGCTGTCTTCCAAAGTTAGACAGATTACCAATTAATTGTGGATCTATTTGTAGTGCCATTGTCTACTCCGCCTATATACCTAAAATTGATTTAAGCCAATCTGGAATAGCATCCCCTAAAGTGGTACCACCCTCTGGTGCATTCTGCGCGGCTTGAGCGGCTTGAGCGGCAAGCGACGACAACAAACCAGACGTCAACCCTGAACGCGCTTGCTGTACACCCAATAGCGTATTCAAACCAGCCATACCCAACTCTGCGCCAGTGAGTCCCGCTTGCTGTTGCATCTGTGCCGCTAGCTGCGCTGGCTGGAAGCCTTGCTGGAATACATTCAATAACGATGCTTGTGGTACGTACGCAGACGCCAACATCCCTTGACCTAAGCTAGCCGCTTGAGCTTGCTCTGCTTGAGCTTGCTGTATTGCAGCTAGAGATGCTGCGTCACGCGCCTGGGCGATGGCTTGCTCTTGTGCTAGAAGCTCAGGAGAGGTTCCACCGAACGCCGCAGACTGCAATCCAAGCCTACCCTGTGCTGCTAGCCTCTCTTCCGTAGCAAGCCTCTGACGCTCTTCGGCGGGGCGCTGTAGCGCACGTATTCGATTGTAGACGTCAGCCTCACGACCAGCAGTGCTACCGACAGCTTGACCAAACAAACCACCAGCACCGCCTAAGAGCTGTTGCTGTAGGGCTTGCTCTTCAGGTGATAGCGTAAACGTAGTATCACCAGTACGTGCTGTCGCAATATCACCGCCTGTTGAGGTCGTAACAGTGAATGGACGAAATGCTAATCTTTGCCGTGTTTGCGTACCGATATCAGTAATACCACGCTGTGCTTGACTTAAGAAGTCACCCAACGCTTCACGCTCTGTACCGTACGCACCTAACAATAGCGCTGTAGACGCCGCCTGTGGCAAACTCAGACCACCAATAGCACCTGTTATACCTTCACCTAAAATGTCACTCAACCAAGACATTAGTAACTCCCTCCATCAAGCGTCATAACCACGGCTCCAGTAAACGTAGCTGTGCCAGTAAACGTAGGAGACGCTTTATCTGCTTTGCTGTTTACAGCTGTTTGTATAGCCGCAAACTCTGAATTAATCTCTGTACCGCTAACAATCTTACCAGCACTACCGCTAGGCAGCGCATCCTTAGCAGCGTAATCAACCAGTTTAGTATAATCACTCATATCATTCTTCCCAGTAGTGCTTGTATGTTAAATTCTTGTAGCGAAAACGCCTCTTGATATATGCTAGCTTCAACACCTACAGTGACCACAGTACCACTGCCTGTCGTGTTAACGCCTTGTTTTGAAATAGCCACACCTGATTTTGTATATAACGCTATTCCGTATTCAGCAATACCATATTCAGACGGAACAACCCCTTCAACATTAATAGTGGCTGTTCTATACGACTCTGAAAAGTCATAACCCCATTTTAAAAATGTAGCTGTAGACTGACCACCTAAAATTGTAGGCACAATCTTCTTTAAAAACTTAGTACGACTTGGGTCACCAAACGTCAATGGGTTGGAGAAGTAGCGGAGTGTATATGCCGCATCATCGTCAGAATACCCGCTATATACACCGATGCCATTTGCAGAGCCAACATACAGCGTACCATCATCTGCTCTAACAAAGCATTTAAACGGCGACGCTGGCCACCGCGTAACCCTCAACGACCCATCTTCCAAACTACCTTTAGTGTCAAAGCAGTAAGTGATGTTTGCTGATGGTAGGTAGAGGAGGTAGAACGCATTTTCTGGAGAGTAGACGGAGCGTAGTGTTGTCGTCTCCGCTTGAACCAGCGTCATTAAGTCATCTCGTACATTACGACTAATCTCACGAACAGGCATAGAGCGTTCGCGTATTACACGACCAAACGACTGCACACCGACGTGCGATAGAAAGAACAAATCACCACCTGTTGACTGAATGCTGTCTCTGTCGATACACCCAATACCTGGAATCGTATCCGCTAGTGTCATGGTAGCGGGGGATTCAGCGCCGCTATATACAATGATTGAGTGACGTCCGAATATAATTAGATAGCCGTTGTGTGCAGCTAACGCGACAACTTCGTCATAGCCATCAGGCCACACCTGCGCTACATTGATAGAGCCAGACGTACCACCACTCCACGCAACACCATTTAACAAGTCAGACCAATAAACCACTTGCAAGTTTACGCCACAACCACACGTCCACAAACGCCCATACGCCGCCAACCCTTCGTTAGCGTTTGGTGGTGTGCCGACATTGTCTGGGTGATCGACGATGCGTAACAGTCCGTTGGTGTCGTCGTACACTAACGGGTTATGACCAGCTTGGAAGAAGTACATCTTATTATTAAAATTAACCATCTTCCAATCGTCAGCTGTAATCGTATACGACCCTGGCGTTTCGTCTACAAGCGTCGTCGTACCACTCATTATCTTGTTGTTACCAGCAGAAAAGATGGCTGTGTTGCCAGCATTGTCTTCGAAGTAACCAAGCGACCGAATCTCTGCCGTACCAAGCTCGGTTTTATCCGTCGTGACAGTATCAAACCCTTTACGCGCACCAATACGCCCATACTTATCAATGACGCAATTGTCAGCTACGGACGCAAACGATGGGTCACCATCAATGGGACTGTCTTGCGTATTCAACCCTTTAAAGGCTGGTGCTCGAATAGCAATGTTCTGTAATTGCTGAGCCATACTTAAACCACCTGATAGACAAGTTCTTCGGGGTGTCGTCGTGCATCTAAGGCGATGGCGTCAGACAGTATTTTATCTGCTACGTTAAACAGTTCGGCTGCCGAAGTCCCAGCAACTTCACCACGCTCTCTAGCCGCTAACGCTGTTGCCATGTACACGACAGGGAGCATCGGAACTAACAACTCATCCGTATCCGAAGACATAAACCCACCACGACTCACTGTCTTAAAACGCAAGCTGTATACACCGTCTGGTATAGGGTATACTAAAACTTGTGTGTCTTTACTTGCATCAAAGCCATTGAACGTGTAATACAACGGCGAGCCGCTAACAGTGCCAGTGAGATTTAGCTGTTGCTCAAACCAATCTTGTGGACGATATTCCATGAAGACATTACTGGTGTCGTTAGCAACTGTCTGTATAGCTCCTCTGTCTTTTATGTTTGTCAACGAATACGTGTAGTCGCTAGCTGTTGTAGCCACCGTAACAGTAGAGCGTAACGCCGACCACTCCCAGGCATCTTCAACGATTTGTTTAGCATCATTAACAAACTCACCGATTAACGCGGAGTATGTTGTTTGTGAGACAGTGCTAACCGTCTCCTCACGCAGACGTGTCAACACTTTATTAACTAGTTCTAAATACGTCATTATTTAAGTCTCATTATTAAGTCAGACAGATAGTCGCGGGATGTACGTGGCTTAGCTAACTGAACCATTGTTGCTGTAAATTGTGGTATGTTGTACGATGGTTGTTGTGGCTGTGTTAACATACCTCCGCTACTAATACTCATGACACCAAAGCCATCCCCTGCTCCGTCACCTGTACCACTCCCAACGCCTTCACCTACACCTTCACCAACTCCTCCACCAATCCCGTCACCTACGCCGCCTGTAGCTTGTGTTTCTGTAGGTTCTGTAGTAACAGGCTCCGGCGGAACAACAACAGGTTCTGGTACGATTACAGGCTCCGGCGGAACAACAACAGGTGTAGGTTGTACAACAACAGGCTCCGGCACTGTTACAGGCTCTGGTGGAACAACAACAGGTGTAGGTTGTACAACAACAGGTTCTGGCGGAACTACTACAGGCTCTGGTACGATTACAGGCTCAGTCGGAACTACCACAGGCTCCGGCAAAACAACAGGCTCTTCTACAGTAGAATCGAAGATGTCACTAATATCACCTAACAAATCTCCAACGCCTACTTC